GTGGGAGCCTCCTGTCGGACTTTTAACAAAGTCCGAAGGGGAAATAACTCTCCTCCAGAGTACCATCCATTTTCGGCTGGTAACACTACCGAAGAGAATGGATTTGTACCTTGTTAAACAATAACATCATCCAGATGGAGATACGTCTATAGTACACTATTATTTTAGTGCAGTGAACAACGGTGAACGAAGATACGCTTTTTGTGTTTCTTCTTTAGTGAAGATCACATTTGAGCGTCTTTTCGATGACTATAAGTCTTTGTTCGATTTTTGGAATATCGAAGGAGACGGACCAGTCTTTGGTTCCGACTACTACGAGCCCGTTAATCGAAACGAATACCATGTAGTCTATGTTTCTACAGCGGAAGATATTATTTCTTCCGTTTTGGAAGACATAATCCGCGTCCACGCTTTAAGCTGTTGAGCTTAATTCCCATAGACAAGTCTTGTCTGGGGATGTTGTTGTCAGCAAGGTAGTAAAATGATGGTAATCCATCCGGCCAACGGTACGCTACCGTTTCCCTTACTTTGGAAAGGAGTAAACTTTGCCGCAGCAGTATAACACGATTCAGGATGTAAACCGGCCGGAGAACCTTCCTCCTTGGGAGTACAACTGGCCTTATGATGGTGGTTGTTCTTCGTACCGAACGTATTTTGGTAATACGATAAGTGCGGAGAACGCCCCAACAACTGGCCAGGGTATGTACGAACCCTATGAGGAACGGAAATGGCGAGACACGCGCCGTGAAAACGGCTACCGTGGTCGCACATTCCCTCCGTACCGATTTACCCCGTTTCAGTGTGGAACCATCAAAGTACAACGGCACCTAATTAAAAAGGTAGAGGGTTCTAACTCTGCTGTTAATGTCTGTTATCAAGAGGGTGCAACCCCCAAGATATCAGGCTTATGCACCAGAGTTGTAACTCGAACTTTTAATAAAGGACCGCGGTACACTCAATGGGTCCGCTGCTCGCATGATTATTCAGCTGTTACTAATTACACTGTTAATAACTTTGTAACTAGTGAGCTGAATGCCGCACTCGCGTCCGTGGAAACTGACGTGTCAAAGGACGCCTTATGTTCTTTCGATCTCCTCACGGAGATCGCAGAGCTAAAGGATGCCCCAAAACTTGTCAAATCCGCCTCGTCGGACCTTTTAGGGGTTCTTAGAGGACTAAGAAATCGCTACGGTCGTAGCGTTCTTAGAAGGGCGAAATTCATGACACCATACCAAATGATGCGGTTTGCCGATAAAGCAATTCGCAAACTTGGTGATGAGTGGATGACTTATCGATACGGCATCATGCCGCTCGTGTATTCGTATCAAGACGCGCAGAAAGCTGCGTCTCGGCACGCTACAGTGAAGAATAGGAAGGGGAGAGCAGTTTCGCCAACACCTACGGGTGTCCAAGTACCTGGTCCTACGACACAATTTCGTAGAACTTCGTACGAAGGCAACGTGATGTTTCGCGGTAACGTCTTTTCTTGGTATTCTTCAGACGAGCTCGCAAAGTTAGCAGGTATGGGGACAAACCCACTTGTAACTATTTGGGAGTTGATCCCCTACAGCTTTGTGGTCGATTGGTTCGTTAATGTTGGCGATTATATCGCCCGCAAAACGAGTGCCAATTGGTCAGGACAAAGCTGGGCCTGTCTTTCCCGCCGTGAGTCCTACACCAAAAAGGTAGAATTGCATAGAATTGCTAACAACAAAACGTTGCCAGTCAATAATATGTATTGTACCGGTTGGTGGGGGAGTTCATCCATGCCGACTCCGTCTCCCGTGGTCTTACAAGACCCCGAGGGCTATTACCCCCTTGAAGAGGTGGTAACAGATACGTATTCGAGATGGTTGTTCAATCTCAGCGGCGCACAGCTTACGCTTCGTCCTAGCCTTAATTGGCGAAGGATGTTAGACGGAGCTGTGATGACAAATAACCAATTGAGATCTTTTATGAGATCTCTATAAAGGAATTGATAAATGTCAATAACCTTATCAGTTAAAAGTCAGGATAATTCAGGCGTGACTTACGCTGATCCTGCAAAACCGGATACTACTATTCGGTTCCGATTTTCCTCCGTCAACAAAACGTTGAATGGAGTCGTCACTCCCAATTACGCTACTGAAATTATCGCAAACGATAATAACAGTATCACGGTTGGGGGTGTTGCTGCCCTAGATGCACTTTCTATCAGGATCCGGGTTTCCGGGTGTCTTGAATCGAAAGTGCGCCTTCGTCAACTCCTGACGTCTCTCGCTGCCCAGCTGGGTCAGTGGGAGACCGAGAACGCGATGCAAGGATTTCGACCGGCCACTGCTCCTGTTATTATCACGACTTAAGTCTGAAGGATTTTATGTCTTCAGATGAAAATCGTGAAATAGCAGTTAACAATGAAAGGACGAAAACTTGTTCATCGAAAGCTCGATCAGGGCTGTTAACCTTCTTATACGGGAGCATATCAGTAGCTGTGAAGCCACTGGTTTCTGTTCTCGTGCGGCTAGTCTTGCGCAAGCTCGATTCGCCGCCAAATTTGAAGAACCAACAGGGGACACCGTTTCCAGACGTCGACAAGACGCATGGGAACGATGGATCTCCTTTGACGAAGGACTCCGTTTAGCCGGGGTTTTAGGCCCGTCCTGGGCAAAAGCGCGACTTTTGATACATGAGATCTTATCCGACTTTCGGATGGGAGAACTCATGTTCACTAACGGTTCCAGTTTTGAACCGTTAGGTGACCATACTTCGGTAGCTTGCAAGCTATCGGGTGTATGGACCATCACACCTGATTGCTTCGACCTATTTGCCAAATATGCTTATTGGCATAAGGCGTTGAGGCACTCAGTGAAGAAGCGCTTTAAGAGCTACTGCACAAGGCAAACACTCGTGCCTAAGCATGTAAACAGAGTACTCTGGAACAGGTTCAAAACTTCATCTGAACCTGCTTTCGAGATATTCAAGTTTAAGCTTTATAGCACGGTTAAGTTTGTCCGGGGTAATAGATGGTCGACCGTCCCTAAGAATAATCTGAAGGATAGGTCGATATGTCTAGAGCCCCTGTGCAATATGCTTGTCCAGCGTGCTTTAGGATTAGGGATCCGAAGATGTCTCAAAGACAAACTCGGAATCGATCTCGATACTTTGGCTGAAAAGCACAGGTATCGAATAAGCGATAGCAATATCGCGACAATCGATTTATCTGATTGCAGCGATGCGATCAGTGTAAGGTTGATAACATACCTACTACCCAAAAGGGTACTTTCCAAAGTACTCGCTTGTAGGTCAGAAATGACCTTTGGACCAGATGATAACTATTACGTTATCAACAAGGTTTCAAGCATGGGTAACGGTTTTACCTTTGACCTTATGTCTCTCGTCCTGACAGCACTAACCAGATCATTTGATTCTACTTCAACAGTATTTGGGGATGACATAATATGTCAAAACCAAGTGGCTGACGAGGTAGTTTCATCCTTGGAAGTGGCAGGGTTTGTTGTTAATCTGAAAAAGACTAACATTAGATCTAGCTACAGAGAGTCTTGTGGAGCTCACTTCATAGACGGTGAGGGCTACGTAACTTCCTTCGATTTGAAGTGGTTACAAGGCCCACACGACCTAATTGTTACCCTCAATAAGGTAGCAGTTTTGGCGTTCGTCTATGGAGACCCCTATAAGACTCTATTAACCAAGATCTGGACGTGTGTTCCTAAGACCTTGCTAGGAGCGACGGTTGAGAGGCTAACCGTTCACACGGGCAAGCCGCCATCGTATGCCCTTGATGGGTTTGTGCGCTACGGGCCAAGAGTAATCTTGAAACCGCCGCATAAACTCTTGAGGGCAATACGTGGCAAACTGGCGAAGCTACATAAACCAGGCGTAATTTCATACGCTATTGGATATGAGAGCCGTCAGCTTCCACCGAGTCGTCTACTACAAGCAAAAGAGTGGGATGTGTTTTACCAACATATCCGTAGCTCCAGAGTGAGTAGGAAGATTCCTCGTATGGTGTTAAAATCCACTATAGTAGCAAGAGTCGGCGACGAACAAATCGGCGTCGCTAATGCTCTGCG